CCAAGATCAAACATCCCGATGGCAGCGAGTGCTGGGGGATCTGGGACGAGTCGATCCGCACTATTACGCTGGACAAGACCGCCACGAAGCGCCACCAGTGGAAGGTCTTGTTCCACGAACTCTGCCATGTCGCGCTGGACGATTCGGGCTTATCCAATGGGATGGAGGCGGCTATCGTAGAAGCCATCTGCGATGCCATTGCCAGCGCCCGGATGCGGGAGCGGTTCGGCTGATGGCCAGCGCAAAAGGGAAGCACCAAAAGGGGCAGGAACATGTCGAAGTGCATTTGCACAAACGACACCCCGGTCAGCAGCGTATTCACGAACATCCAGCACGATTCAAGGTCGTGATGTGCGGTCGTCGCTGGGGCAAATCGGCCTGCGGGATTCGGGAAGTCTGCGATGTGGCGCTTGCTGGGCAGCCTGTCGCGTGGTTTGCCCCGAGTTACAAGATTGCGCTAGAAGCGTGGCGTGAGCTAGTTAACAGACTGGCCCCCGTCACCAGCCGCATGAACGAGCAAGATAAGCGGTTGGAGTTAGTAACTGGCGGCGTTATTGAAGTCTGGACGCTTGACACTCCTGACCCAGCGCGTGGGCGAAAATATGCGCTGGCCGTAATTGATGAGGCGGGGATTGTCCGAGATTTGCTAGAAGTCTGGCAAGCCGCGATCCGTCCAACCCTCGTGGATTTAGTTGGACGAGCATTAATTCTGGGGACGCCGAAGGGTCGGCGACATGGGTTTATTACGTTATTCAACAAAGGGCTTGAAGGTGATCCACATTGGCAGAGCTTCCGGGCACCGACGTTGGAAAATATCTACCTTCCGCCAGAAGACGTTGAAATCGCTCGCCGCGAACTGCCACCAGAGGTCTTCGCGCAGGAGTTCGAGGGCGTTCCGACAGATGATGGCGCGAACCCCTTCGGTTTGGACGCCATTCGACGCAGCATTGCTCCCGACGATGGACAGCCCAAGGCCGAACCCGTCGTCTACGGCGTGGACTTGGCGCGTTCGTTGGACTTCACCGTCGTCGTTGGCCTCGACGCCTTCCGCCGAGTCGTCACGTTAGAGCGGTGGCAAGCGCCGTGGGCGACGACCAAGGACAAGATCCGCCAGATGGTCGGCCAAACCCCGATTGTGGCGGATGCCACGGGCGTCGGCGATGCGATTGTGGCGGATTTGCAGCAGATGGGGGTGAATGTCAGCCCCCATGTGTTCACCCAGCCGTCCAAACTGCGCTTGATGCAGCGATTGGTCGCCGCGTTTCAGAGCGATGAGCTAAAACTGCCCGATGGATGGCTGATTGCCGAGCTAGAAGCGTTTGAGTTCACCTATACCGCCTCGGGCGTCCGCTATGAAGCGCCCTCTGGCTTCCACGACGACGGCGTGATGGCGTTAGGGCTGGCATTGCACGGGTGGGACCGTGTGCAAGGCGTTCCGCCAGCAGAGTTTACGCCATTCCCATTGCGCGAACGGGGACGGGACGGTAACGTGGAGGATGGCGAGTCAGGACCGCCACGGTCTTTGACGGCGGTGGGCAATTTTACGTCACAACTCCCGTCTGACGGGTGGTAAGAGGAATTCAGATGCCGAAACGTGGAATGGAAGCGGTCGCCACCAAGCAACAGGACATGAAAAACAAGCTCGCCGCCAAGCTCAAGCGGAAGCCCGTTATGCAGCGCAAGGGCAAAGGCCCCGGCGTAGCGGTGATGATCGCCATTGGGAAGCCGAAGGGCATGGGTGGCCCGATGGACGGTCCGATGGGTAAAGGCAAAGACGAGCAGGACGAGAAGATGTCCAAGGCGGACAAGATTGCCGCGCTCGAAGAAAAGATCGGCTATCTCAAGGCAGAACTCGCGCTGCTCAAAGACGAGTCCGACGAGATGGACGACGAAGACATGAACGAGTCGGAAGACGACTCGGAAGACAAAGAAGACGAAGACGAGTACGAGTAATGCCGAAGTCTCCAGCGTGGCAACGAGCTGAGGGGAAGAACCCCGAGGGTGGCCTGAACGCGAAGGGCCGCGCCTCGCTTCGCGCTGAAGGCCGAGACATTAAGCCGCCCGTCAAGAAGGAGGCGGCAGCACAGTCGCCCACCAAGGCCAAGCGTCGGGTGGCGTTCTGTCGGCGCATGAAGGGCATGAAGGAGAAGCTGACCAGCGCGAAAACGGCCAATGATCCGAACTCGCGGATCAATAAGTCGTTGCGGGCATGGGACTGTAACTGACCACGAAGACTGAGGAGGTAGGCGATGTCCGTTGGCAACCAGATGCGCAACAGTGTGACGGTGGCAGCACAGAACGATGCCGCGACATTGGTAGGCTTTCCGTCAAGCGGTAACGTGTCCGTGCAGATCGCGGGATCGTTGAGCGCGACGATCACCTTTGAGGCGACCTGCGACAACACGAACTGGGTGGCGCTGCATATGCAGCCGGTTGGGTCGGCTCCGGCGGCAACGACTGCCGTGACCACGGCGACGGCAGCAGGGATTTGGAACGCCAGCACTCAGGCGTACTCCGGCGTCCGAGCGCGGTGCAGTGCTTATACGTCCGGTTCGCCCGTCATCACGCTCAAGTATAATGGCGTCTGATATGTCCCTCCTCGCACACGGAATATGGGCAGCGGTCGTTCTCGCGTCGGTATTCCGTGTGTGCAAGGTGGCCTTGGCGTTTGCGCCACACCGCGCAACGGCAACGGCGACAGCGTATGATGAGATTGACGTACCAGAAGACCTCGTGGCCTACGCGATGCAAGAGCGCGAAGCATGGGCGCAGGAAGAAGTCCTCCGCGCTGTGCGTGAGCGGTTTGAGGAGTTGCGTGACTGGAACAAGGTCCGCAGCGCCGTAGGCATTGGACGCATTGACGGGTAAGACACATGACGCTGCCGCTGACGCCAGAGTTAGAAGAAGGGATGAATCTTGAGCAGATGATGGTTGATCTGCTGAGTGCGGAAACGCCGCGTGATCCGAACGCGGAAGTCGCACCGAACGCGCCAGAGGATACGGGCGCAACGCCGGACGAAGATCTCTCCGCGCTCCAGAAGGCGATGTACGGCGCAGACTTCCCGCTGGCCACGCCAGACATGGCGGAGTCGATGCAAGCGTGGGCATCTTGGTGCCACGGCCTGTGGGTGAGCCGCCGCGAGTCCGTGCAGATGCACTTGCACCTCGTCGAGCGCAACCGTCTGTTCCGCGCTGGGCAGCAGTGGATCTCGGCCTCGGGCCTTGGACCGTGGCGTGAACCGGCCCGTCCGCGTGACGCTGCCCGTGTCGTGTACAACATGATTGACAAGGCGCTGGACCAGCGGCTCCAGATCATGATGGACCAGAAGCCGGGCTTCGCGGTCACGCCCTCGACGCAAGACCCTGACGACAAGCGCAAGGCCACCGCGCAGCAGCTCGCGCTGGAGTACCAGTACGAGCAACAGCAGATGCAGCGCATCGGGCGTGAAGCCGCGTTCTGGGCGCAGACGGACGGCCTGAGCTTCTGGCATATGTTCTGGGACCCCGACCGTGGCCCGTGGGATGAGCGACTGGGCGAGCGTCCCGGTCAGCGGAAGCCGCTAGGCGACATCGGCTGTCAGACGTTGCGCGTCGAGCAGGTGCGCGTCAGCCCGAACGCGACCGCTACGCAAGCGCCGTATTGGGTCATTATCCGCGAAGTGATCTCGCGGTCAGAAGCCAGCTTCCGGTATGGCGTGACGGGCTTGGATGCGTCGGACACGATGCAGTCCCCCGGCAATGCGCCGACCTATTCGGGTGCTGAGGGTATCGGGTCGTGGGTGTTAACGCAGACGACGATAGGCGAAGGCCAGCGCCTACGAAACGAAGATGTGACCGAGCGCCTGACGGTCTACGTTGCGCCCCATCCCGATGCCCTCCCCGAAGGTTTGCAGATGGTGGTGGTGGGCAACAACGTGGTCTTTGGTCCGTCCCCGTTGCTCTGGGGCGTGATCCCTGTCGTGGCGGTGCGTGATGGGTCCAGCGATCCGTCGTACTATCCGCGCCCCATCATGGAGCAGTGGCTTGACCATCAGATGCGCGTCAATGCGCTGCTGTCCAAGTGGGTCGAGAACATTCGCGTGAACGCGGGTGGGCGGTTCCTGACGCGCCCGAACGCGATCTCCACGGAAACCTTCATGGGTGGCGTGACCTCCATGATCGAAGTCCGTGGCGCAGGACCGATGAGTGATACCATCCAGCCGGTGCAGGGTTTCAGCGTCGGAAACGATGTGAAGGAAGCCTTGGCGCTGGAGAAGACGGCGTTTGAGGATGCGTCCGGCTGGAACGCGGTCAGCCGTGGGCAGGTCACTGGCGAATCGGGTCGAGCGATCATCGCCAGCCGTGAGCAGTTGGAGCGCGTCTTCTCGCCGCCCATCACGGCCCTGTCGTATGCCTACACCGACTGGTGCAAGGTCACGATGGCCGCGATGGCGTGGGGCTATTCTCTGCCCCGGTCACTGGGCGCGATTGGCAAGAATCGCCCCGACTTGGCCCGTGCGGTCAGCGCCAGTGACTTTGATGGACAGTCGGATGTGCGCGTGGAACCGGCGACACTGATGCCGATGCCGATGGCGTTCCGCCTCTACCTGCTGGACAACTGGCTCCAGACGGGCGTGATCGACCTCAAGGAATACCGCCGCCGCCAGATGTTTGCGATGGCGAAGGACATCGGGACGCCCGACGAAGACCAAGAAGCGCGAGCCAAACGGGTGGCTGACGCGATCCGCTCTGGCGAACTCGTGCCTGATATGCGCTGGCAGGACAACGAAGCGATCCACCAAGATGTATTGGAGCGCGAGATCCTGCTACAAGACGACTTGTCGCCGGAGATCATCCAAGCCGCGCAAGAGCGGTGGATGGCCTTGGCGAATCAAGCCACGCAGAAACAGGGAGGGATGCCACCGCAGGGCGGCGCACCCGCCCCTGCTCCTGCCGGTGTGGGGCCAGCCGCAAGTGTGCCCGCCATTTCCCCCGGACAGATGCCGCTGGCGTCTGGGAACCCCCCAATCGGTGTTGTTGGGATGCTCCAGCAGCAATTGACGGGAACCCCAGAAGCGGAACAGGCCGCGCAAGCTGCCGATGCCCTGTCGGGTCAACCCTAAGAGGATCTTGTGGATATTTCCGAAGCGATTGCCAGTGCGGTAGACTCTGCGCTGCCTCCCACCACTCCCGACGTAGACGACACGGAAGCCCTCGTGACGGACACGCCGGAAGTGGAGGCGGCACCAGACATCGACCACACGACCGACGCAGACGAAGCGGTAACGTCTTCCGACGACGAGACAGCAGACGAAGCAGCCGTCGAACTCCCAGAAGGGTATGTCGCGGTCCCCGTGGTGAAGGATGCGCTGGCGACCGAGTTCACCCTCAAGGACGCGGAAGGCGAAGTCGAAATCCCCGATCTGGTCGTAGAGTACAAGGCCAACGGAAAGGTGCGGCAGGACCGGCTCGACCAAGTGGTAAAGCTCGCGCAGTGGGGCGTGTACAACGCCGAACGCGAACAGCAGATCAAGCAGGTGGAACAGCAAGCGCAACTTACGCAGCAGGAGTTGGAACAGTACGCAACCGTGTTGCAGGAGCGCGAAGCGCAGATCGAACGACTGCTCACGGACGAAGACTTCTTGTATGCCGTGCGTGAAGCGTATGAAGTAGAGAACTCGCCGGAGAAACGTGCCGAGCGAGCGATGCGGGAAACAGAAAACTTGCGCGTTCAGTACCAGATGGCCGATATTGAACGCAGTGGGGCGCAGTTTTACGAGAGCGAAGTGTCGCCAGCCATCGACATGATTGTGACTGCACTGCCGACCGTCGCTCCCGACGAACTGTTAGAACGGTTTACTTACGCGATGCAAGCGCACGTCGAGGTGGCTCCCAACGGGCAGCCATACATTCCGGCGTCACGTTACGATGCGGTGCGGAAGTACATCGTGGATGACTTGGCATCATGGGCGCAATTCCAGCATAGCCGTCGTGCCCAGCCCGTTGCGCCTTCGCCCGTACAAGTGAAGGAAAGCAAGGAACTGGAGCGAGCGCGTGTGGACGCACAGAAGGCCAAGCGGGTGGTCGGTCAGGCCACCAAGCCTGTTGGACGCTCTGGCGGGACATCGACAGAGAAGCCACGGGCATCACGAATTGCTTCGGTTGACGATGCCGTGTCCAGTGCGCTGGACGAAGTGTTGTCATCCATCCGGTAACTCACTCTCGTAACAGGTACTAACTCATGCCGAATCCTACGGTTATTACGGATGCGGAACTGACTGGCCTTCTGAAGAACGTCTATAGCCAGTTCCGCGAGAAGGTGCAGAACCTCGTGACCCCGCTGCTCGCGCAGCTTGAGAAGGGTCGCGCTGGCGGTCCCCGCAACATGCGCTGGGGCGGTAACAACGTGTTCTTCGACGTGGTGGTTGGCCGTCCGGCTGGCGCGACGTTCTCGTCCGCTGGCTACTTCCCGCCCGACACCACGGCGCAGGAAGTGCAGGGTAACGTCGGTGTCGTCCGCGCCTACACGACCCGTCAGATCGACGGGCTGGCGTTCGTCGGCACCCAGAGCAAGGACGCGGCCTTCACGACCATCGCCAAGAAGACGATGGAAGAAATCAAGGACGCCTCCTCGCTGCTCATGCAGCAGGCCCTCCACAACAAGCAGGACGGCATCGTGGCGCTCATTGGCTCCGTGACTAGCACCACGGAAATCGTCGTGTCCTCGCCCTATGGCGTGGCGTCGGCGGGTCAGGGGTCGCTCCTCCTCTCGGTGGGCGACTACATCGCGGTGCTGGACACCTCCTCGTCCAACGCCGTGCTGGGTCGTGCGGCGATCACCGCCATCAGCAACAGCGGCGACAACGCCACGCTGACGCTTGGCACGGCCATCTCCAGCATGGCTGCGACGGACAAGATCGTGAAGGCGACGGCGAGCGACACCTCGTTCAACGCTGCCATGAACGGTCTGATCAACATCACGAACCGTGGCGGGGCGTATGCTTCGCTGCACAATGTGTCGGCCAGCACCTACAGCATTTGGGATGCGACCCGACTGGTGGCGGGGACCGATACGCCGGACGCGAACAACCCGACCGAATCGGACATCTGGGATCTCATTCAGAAGATCTCGGGTCGTTCCGGTAAGGACGCGATGACCCGTCCGAAGGACTTCCTCCTCATGACGACCCCGGGCCTTGCCAAGAAGCTCATGGAGAGCATGGTCGGCCAGCGTCGCTTCACGGCGAGCGAGTTCAGCACGACGATCAAGGGCGGCTACAAGGCCATTGAAGTCTGCGGCATCCCGTGCGTGACGGACTACTACGTTCCGGCTGGCACCATCTATCTCCTCCACCTCCCGTCGCTGGCGTGGGTGGACGCGAAGGATTGGGGCTTCGTCGAGTTCGAGGGTGCGGGTCCGTGGCGCTGGATTCAGGGCCGCGATGCGTTCGAGACGACCTACGGCTGGTACGGCAACCTTGCCTGCCTTGCCCGTAACGCTCACGGCAGCATCACGGGCTACACCGACACGGCGCGTTACAGCCATGTCTAAGTAATGGATCGGGGGGCGGCTCACTCTGGGTCGCTCCCCATCCATGCCCTTGATCCCCTCGGAGACTCTGATGCCGTATAACTATTTTGCTCCACGACCGGGACGCCTTGGGGTGCTGCCGGTCCCGTTCCAGAGCGGTCGGTTGAACACCGGCACGTTGGCGGCGGGAACGCAGACGCACAACATTGGCGGCTTTGCCCCGACCTGCTACATCAACCGTGCGACCCTCTGCGCGGAAACCTTCCCCACGGCGGCGACGAGCTGCGTGGTGACGCTGTTCAAGATGACGGGTGCGACGGCGCTGGCGCTGACCAGCGGCTTGGACATCAACACCAAGACGGCGGACACGCCGCTTCAGTTCACGGTGCTGTCCACGCTGACCGACGCAGAGCGGACGCTCAACCCCGGCGATAGCCTTCGGGTGTCCATCGTGACGGTCGGGTCGGTCACGACCCAGCCGGAAGACATCACGGTGAACGTCGAACTCCTCATCGAGAACTAAGTGACATCTCCGGTCGTTCTCTTGAACGCCCTTGGCTCTCCTGAGCCGTCGCCCACGATTGAGCGGCGGCTTCGGGAGATCCATTCGGGCCTCCATCTCCGATTCGTCCAAGGCGCATGGGGTGTGTGCCTGACATGGACGGACGACGATACGCGGCGGCAGTGGATTCAGAACGAGTCCTACAGCCCAGCCCAAGCGTATGACATCATTGGCTATCTGCCGATGGACTGTCCCCCTGACTCTGCGCCGGGGTATTTGTCCAAGATGTTCCGCGAGTTCCCTCGCACCGATGTGAACCGGATGCTTGATGCGCTCGACGCCTTCAACGAGCAACCAGCACAGGCCGCGGTGGAAGCGGCGATTGCCGAAGTCTTAGATGGCGCAGACCCGTCTGGCACCGCCAAGCGCGGTCGTGGTCGCCCCCGCAAGAACTCCTAAGAGACTGTCATGCCATCAGTTACCCTCCAGCAACTTGTCACGGACACACGCGAGTACATGGACGCGGTGGGATCTACGCGCTGGTCGGATAACACGATCAAGACGGTACTCAACAACGTGTTTGACAACGAGTGGTCGAACATCCTGAACGCTGCGCCGTACTACACCTTCGGGTTGCGGCAGGTGACGACGGATGTGAACGGCCAGTTTACGTTCGCCTCCCTCAACGCAGGGTCGGGCGACACGCAACAGAACTTCTATCGCGTCATGTCGGTCAGCGACGGCAACGTGCTGTACGACCAGACGCGATTCCAAGATGTGCCGCTGGCGACGACGACGAACTATCTGCCGACCTACCCGCGCCTGTACTACATCATCGGGCAGGGGGTTCAGATTCTTCCGGTCGCCTCTGGCACGGGGCTGTACGTCGGGGTGAACTACAAACCGACCGCGCTGCTGGACCTTGCCAGCGATACGTCGGTCGTGGACTACCCCGACAACTGCCACCTCATTCTCGTCTGGAACGCGGCGGCGCAGTTGCTCCTCAAGGGCGGCACGGAAGCGGCAGCGGCAGCGAACCTCAAGGCGCTGGCCGATGACGACCGCAAGACGCTCCTTGACGACATCCGCCGCTACACGATCAACCCGACGCGCATGGCCTACCCCGACCAGAAGTATGACTGGAGCGGCGGCTAATGGCCGACAGAGAGAAGATCGTTGACCAGCAGCCCAAGTTCGACGGCGGGCTGAACAACGTATCCGACGATCCGGCGCTGCTCCCGAACCAGCTCAGGCGGGCCGATAACGCCCGTCTGACGGACTACGGGGCCATCACCAAGCGCGGTGGCACGAAGCGGACTTCGGCGACCCCGCTGGCGAGTGCGCCGATCCTCAACGGCTACACATGGCGCAAGGACGGTGGAACGCAGCAGTTGATGGCGGTTTGCAACGGGACGCTCTACACCTCCACGTTCAGCGCCTCGTACCCCTGGACATGGGTGGCTCAGGCAGGGGCACTCTCTACGACAGTCCCACCCTCATTCGCCCAGTTCCGCAATGGCACCGTGGATGTGGTGTACATCGCAGACGGCGGACAGTTGAGTGTGTGGAGCGGCAGTGCGCTGAACACGGACCTGTCTGGCACGGTGGCGACAGAAACCATCGTCGTGCACAACGAGCGCCTGTGGGGATGCGGCAACAGCACGTTCCCCGATTCCATCTTCTACTCGGCGCTGAACAACGGCAGCACGTTGGGCGATGGCAGCTCTGGCGGCGGGCAGATCATTGTCCGCACGTTCTCCGACGAAACGGTGGTCGGTCTTGCCTCGGTCAACACCTCGCTCTTGATCTTTCACCGGCGCGGTATCTCGCGCTTGACGGGCTACGGGCAGGACGACATCACCGTGGCTCCGCAGGGCCTCACAGCGGACGTTGGGACCATTGCGCCAAAGTCGATCACGGGGATCGGCAACTTGGCGTTCTTTATCTCCGAGCGTGGGCTGTACAAGTGTAACGAGGCCGAGGTGGCTCCGGTCGGCACGGTCGATACACCGGACCCGACGCTGGCGGCGATCCGCAATCTGACGAGCAACGACTTCGCCAATATCCGTACCACGTTCAACCGTTCGACCCGTGAGTTGTGGATCAGCATCCCCAACTACGGCGTGTATGTGTACCACACCATCCTGCAAGCGTGGTCGGGTCCGTGGGACACGGGGTACGTCAGCCCTGCGACCACCACGCTTTTTGACTCGGTGGACTTCAACGGACTGCCCGCTACGCTCAAGGGCGATGCGTCTGGGTACATCACGGTCTGCGATGCCAACGGCGTGTTCGTCGATAATCAGTTGTCAGATGGCACGGGCGGGACGACCTACACGATGACCGCGCAGCTTCATCGGATGTACTGCGGGGACGATGCGCTTGCTAAGTCCCTACGGTTTGGATACCTAACCGCCCAGCTTAAAGGGTCAGACTCCACAAGCATCACATGGCGCACCGATACGGACGCAGGTGGCTTCACGTTGCCGACAGCGTTTTCTAGTGGCGGGTTCTGGGGCTATGGTTCCTGGGGGTCTGGCTCCTGGGGTGGTCCCAGCAGCCGCAACTACCGCGTTCAGATGAGCGGCACGGGGTACTACATTGATGTCTATATCATCGACTCTGGGGCGGCTGCTCCGATTTTTAGTCGGTTCCAGTTGGAAACCTTTGCGCTGGGGAGGCGCTGATGGCACAAACCGTGGGGCAACATGGGGTCGCGGCGTTTACCAATCCGTCAAACGGCGATCCGCTGGATGCGACTGTAGTGAAAGCGAACGACAACTCTGTTCGCGGCGCGTATGTGGATCACGACAGTGATGGTGGCATCCACCTCCAGTCGTCTGCCTTAGCTGCTCGTCCCATCGCCGGAACGGCTGGTCGTAAGTGGCTCACAACCGATGCCGGATCGGTCAAGCTCTGGTTTGATACTGGGGCGGCGTGGGAGGAGATCAGCTATGTCCCGACCACGGGGAACCCATCGTTTATCAACGCAACGCTAGTTGGGACGACGACCAACAACGGCGAAATCACGGGCGGGACGCTTTCTCCGTCCACGCTAAACCTTCCGGCTGGCACGGTGATTGGCTCTGGCACCCTGAGCAACGCCACACTGTCAGGAACGACTACGAACAGCGGTACAATTAGTGGCGGCACGGTATCTCCGACTACGCTAAACGCACCGTCAGGCACTTCACTGCCGTCCCCAACCGTAACAGGCACGGCGAACTTTACTTCCGCGACATTGAGCGGCGGCACGGTTTCGCCCACTACGTTGACCGTTCCTAGCGGCACGACCATCCCCACGCACACGGAAACTGGCACCATTACGGCGACCGGCTCCACGCGCAACGGCGGGACGATTGCTGGGGCTACGCTCAATAACACGACCTTTACTGGTACGGTGTCCGGGCTAAACGTCAACCCAACAGTGGTCTCTGCGTCAAACGTGAGTTCCGTCACCATTGGGACGACAGCAACGACTGTTGCCACCCTTAACATTTCGTCCGCTGGCAGCTACTTGCTCATGAGCGCCGCCAACCCAACGTGCAGTGCTGGGGCTGTTGCGCTTGAGCGTGTACAAATGACAGCCACGGCAACGATTAGCGGGGCAAGCATTTGGAGTTCCGCACAGATGCTTGGGGTAACTGGCGCATCGTCAACAACGCCAACGTCATGGTCGCTTGGATTTGCTGTAAATGATGTTGTCACATTTTCTGGTGCTGGAACCGTTACGGTGTCTGCGTATAAGCTTGCAGCGGGGAATACGGCAAGCGTTTCTGGTGGGGCTTGCACTATCGTTGCTATTCGCGTCAACTAACGCATACTCTAACTCCTCCTATCATGGCTTCGTTTAACAAGTTCAACGCCTTCGTCGAAGCGGTCGCGGAGAAGAAGCACAACCTCGGCTCCGACACGCTCAAGATCATGTTGTCCAACACCGCGCCGTCGTCGGCCAATAGCGTGAAGGCGGACATTACGGAGATCTCGGCGGGCAACGGCTACACCGCTGGTGGCGCGACCGTCACCATCACCTCGTCGGCGCAGTCAAGCGGCTTGTACAAGCTGATCGGCAACGATGTGGTGTTCACGGCCACGGGTGCGGTAGGTCCGCTCCGCTACGCCGTCTTCTACAACAGCACGGCGACGAACCAAGACCTTATTGGCTGGTGGGATTACGGGTCGAGCGTGACGCTGGCTTCGGGCGATACCTTCACGGTGGACTTTGACGCCACGAACGGCATCCTCCAGTTGTCCTAAGTTCTCTCTCTGACAGGACCGCCTTATGCCAGCATTAGCAGATCGCGTCAAAGAAAGTACGACAACCACTGGCAACGGAACGCTGACGCTTGACGGCGCAGCCACAGGCTTCCAGTCGTTCACGACCGCGTTCGGCAATGGCGTATCGGTCTACTACGTCATTGCTGGCGGGAGTGAGTGGGAGGTCGGGATCGGCACGACCGGCGCAGGGACGCTCTCACGGGACACCGTGTTGCAGTCCTCCAACGCGGACGCCAAGGTGGTGTTCTCGGCGGGGACCAAGGATGTCTTCTGTTCCTATGTCGCGGATCGTGCCGTCACGACGGTGGATAGCGTCACGCTGACGAACAAGACGATCAGTGGCGCTGACAACACGCTGTCCAACATTGGCAATTCGTCGCTGACCAATAGCAGCGTGACGGTCAACGGCACCGCGATTGCCCTTGGCGCAAGCGGGACGGTAACAGCGGCGGCTGGCACGTTGACGGGCGCAACGCTCGCCAGTGGCGTCACCGCGTCTTCGCTGACCAGCGTGGGATCGTTGACAGCGTTGACGGTGGCCGGGACAACCAAGATTCAGCAAGCACTAGAAAAGGCCACCGTAAGCGCCACCGCAGCCACGGGGACTATTGCCTACGATGTCCTTACGCAAGCGGTCTTGTTCTACACCAGCAATGCCAGCGCCAATTGGACGTTGAACATCCGAGGGAACAGTGGGACAACACTGAACTCAACGATGGCCGTTGGCGAGTCTCTGACCATTACGTTCTTGGTGCAGCAGGGGACAACGCCGTATTACCCCACGGCGCATCAGATCGACGGAACATCGGCAACGGTGCGGTGGCAGGGTGGGACGGCCCCGACCGCTGGGAACGCCAGCAGCATCGACATCTACACCTACACGGTCATCAAGACCGCATCCACGCCGACGTACACGTTGCTCGGCAGTCAGACGCGATTCGCGTAAGAGGATATTATGCCTGTTCTTTCTACGATAGGCGCGATGACGGCGCGAGGGTTTGGATGGGTGCTTCGGGCCGCTGGAACTGCTGGCTCTGGGCTGTATGCGTGGGGGATTAACAGCAGCGGACAGCTTGGGCAAGGTAATACCACTAGCAGATCAAGTCCTGTGCAGGTTGGATCATCAACTGCATGGACAGATGCGTCCATATCATCACACGTTCTTGCCGTGCAGTCTAGTGGGTCGCTGTGGGCATGGGGGGTTGGGGGAGGAGGTCGTCTTGGTGACGGGACAACAGTGAGCAAGTCTAGCCCTGTGCAAATTGGCTCACTAACCAACTGGAGTACGGCACAGGCAAAAAGGTTTAGTACGCTCGCCCTTAAAACTGATGGGACTTTGTGGGCATGGGGCGAGGGAACGAATGGACAGTTGGGAGATGGGACAATCACAAACAAGTCTAGTCCTGTGCAAATCGGCACTCTTACAAGTTGGACGAAGATTGGGTATGGCTCGGTTGCCCTTTACAATGGCCATGCTATTCGCAGCGGGAATACGCTGTGGGCGTGGGGGTTTGGCGGGCAGTCGTACACTGATGCATATGGAACGATTCTTAACACACCCTACCCGACAGTAAGCCAAACCGGCTACTCGTCTCCTGTACAGGTAAGTTCAGCGATTAGCTGGTCCGCAGTCTCAACTGGCAGTGAACACGCCCTTGCGCTTACCACAGGCGGTGCGCTGTATGCGTGGGGAACAAACACACAATACCAGTGTGGAAAAACGGACCTGAACAACCCGTCCTACTACGAAGTTGTTCCTATAACCTCCGAGTGCGGAGGCGGCGGCACGGCAACATTTGGGGCGAAGTATTCAAGTTTTGTTGACTTGTCAAATTACCCATACGTTTTTAACCCATCAACCAGTGAGTGTGAAACTGGCGTTAATGGAACATCTGTTGCGGTGTTTTATCCTTCGGCAAACACTTTGCCGTGGGGGTTTAGCAGTCCTGTGCAGGTTGGAACAGACACCAACTGGGCGCAAGTTGCTGCTGGCACTTTTCATAGCGGTGCCATTAAAACAACAGGGTCGCTGTGGATGTGGGGGTACAACTTCAACGGTCAATGCGGCACTGGTGATTCTGGGAACAATAAAAGCGAACCAACGCAAGTCGGCACGTTGACAAGTTGGGCTTACGTTAAAGCAGGGTTATTCCACACCATTGCCGTGAGAACTAACGGCACACTATGGGCATGGGGGGACAATTCTAATGGTTCGCTTGGCCAAGGCAACACAACTACTAGGTCAAGCCCCGTCCAAATTGGGTCTGCAACAAATTGGCTACAAGCCATTGATGCGCTAGACGCTGGCGTTTACTCATCTATCGCTATTCGCAGCTAACCGAGAACCCTATGCGACTTTACTGTTACGTTGAACAAGGGGCCGTCGTCAGCGGCCCCGGCATCTTGGCTCCAGACCTGTCCAACAAGTCGGACTTTGAGCTGCTCGACTTGGGGTGGTACTACGCTGAGTGCATCCGTCCAGACAGCTTTGTAGATCGGTACGAAGTGTTCTTGCCGATTCAGTTTGACGTTCGCCCAACAAAGGTCATCTGCACCTTCATCAAGCGCGACAAGACGCAAGCTGAACTGGATGCGCAGAACGCTGAGAAGCAGACAGAGGTTGAACAAGACAAGGCAAACCGTCTGGCCTTCGCGTCAACCTTTATGGCGTCCGACGCCTACGCGGCGCTCCCCGTGGCGATCAAGGATCAGTGGCCTCCGTATGTCCAGACAGTGACAGACACGGTGACGCAGGGACTTGGCGATGCGATCTGGGACGTTGGGTTCCCGCCACAGCCGCCGACGAGCAACGTGCCGTCCCCCGTATTCCCGCCCACGGCTGATGTCTAACGTGCATCCATTGGACGCCGCGCTGGCGCTTGCCGTTGAAGGCAAAGCGGATCAGTCGGAGCGCATCCTGCGCGATCAACCGCAGGACGATCCTCGCGTGGCGTTTAACTTGGGGTGGCACGAACTACGGCACGGGAACCTGCGCCGTGGCATGGACATGATGAGCGCGGGGCGCATGATAAACGTCTTTGGCTCCCCGCCGCTCAATACGCCAGCCCCGATCTTCCGTGGCCCGAACCCGACGATCTTGCTGCGAAGCGAAGGCGGATTGGGCGACCACATTATCAACGCGCGGTTTGCCACGGACCTTGCCAAGTACGGGCGGGTGGTGCTAACCACGCACCCCTCGTTGGTCGGGTTGCTTGGCACCATCGACGGCGTAAGCGAAGTGGTGGCAGACACCGACAAGGAGCTTCCAGCGCACGACTACTGGGTTCCTGCGATGAGCGCCCCGTATGTCTTGAAGCTGGAGTACTCTGACTTGAGCGGTGCCCCGTACCTTCGCGCTACGCCTCGGGTGTTTCCGGCTGGCCTGAACGTCGGGGTCCGCTGGTCTGGCAACCCGAAGTTTGAGCATGAGCAACACCGGAAGTTCAATCCGTCCCTCATGCTGGCGCTAACCAAGATTCCCGGCGCGAACTTCTACAGCCTCCAGCGTGACGACGATCTGCTGGATGTGCCGTTCACGGACTTGCGCGACGAGATGACAGACTGGACCGCTACGGCCAGCATCCTCGCTGGGTTGGACCTTGTGATTACTAGCGATACGTCCGTGGCGCACTGCGCGGCGGCGTTGGGCGTAGAGACATGGGTGATCGTTCCGGCGCTGCCGTACTATGTCTGGGCACTCCCCGGAGAAACGACCCCGTGGTATGATACGGTAAGGCTATATCGCCAAACAACTTACGGGAACTGGGATGCGCCGTTTGCCCAGATCGCGGAAGATTTGCGCGAGCGAATTGCCACCTCTGCCGTGAGCTAACGCGATGCTTTCTGGGTTCCCGATCAGCGGTGCGCCACTCTCCTCGACGGGGGTGGCGCGAGTCCTCATCGCCGCCGTGGGCACTTTTACGCTGAGTGGGCAGGATGCGGCCACCAGCGCCTCGTTCAGCCTCTCTGCCGCGCACGGGTCGTACACGCTCTCTGGCGAGGCGGTGGTCTTTGATAAGGGCGCTCGCCTTATCGCGGACCACGGGACGTACACGCTGGATGGGCAGTCCACGGCCTTCGGGCTGGGCTATGCCTTTAGCCCTGTCCACGGCACCTTCACGCTGTCGGGCCAAGACGCCACGCTGACCAGCAGCCGCACGCTCCCCTTGGACCACGGGACGTTTGCGCTGACGGGGCAGGATGCGGGCTTCCCGATCACCCGTCTTGTCACGGCAGACCACGGCACGTTCACGCTGGACGGCCAAGCGACATCATTCGGGCAGGGCTACGCCTTTTCTCCCGACACGGGCTACTTCAGCCTCGCAGGGCAAGCGGCAGGGCTGATCCCCGCTCGACGGGTCGCGGCAGACTACGGCGCGTTCAGCGTGGCAGGGCAGACAGCGGATCTCCGCAAGGGGCCGCTCCTAGTCGCTGCCACGGGCAGTTACACGCTGAACGGGCAGGTGGCCGATGTCATCTATACGCAGTCGCAGATCGGGCGCAACAGGGTCGATCCGTTCCCCTCGCCGGTCAACGCGCAGGGCAAGGTGGACTCCAACATCGTTCGCGCCAACGACAATCTGGTGGCCGCAGCGATTGACGCGCACGACTCCGACTCGCTGATCCATGTGCAGTCTGGGACGCTGGCGCTCCGTCCTGCGGTCCTGCCCAACGGCGGGATGTACGTCGGCACGGACACGGGGCTGATCTACTTCTACGTCAATGGCGCATGGATCACCATTGGCGATACGGGACAGAGCGGACGGCGCTGGGGCGCGTTCCAAGACTTTACGGACCAGACGCACACCTCAATCAACACGGCCAAGCTCATCACGTTCGACACGATTGATACGGCCTATGGCGTGTCGATTGATACGGGGCTGACCAACTCCAAGATCACGGTCAGTCAGGCGGGGGTGTACAACTTCCAGTGGTCGGGGCAGTTCACCAATTCCGACACGCAGATCCATGACGTAAACATCTGGATTGCCAAGAACGGTACCTACGTCACGGGATCAAACGGGATCGTGTCCGTCCCTGAGCGGCACGGCGGGGTCAACGGCCATGTGTTGCCGGGGTGGAATTACTACGTCGAACTGGCCGCGAACGACTACCTCCAGTTGTACTGGGCCGTGACCGATCTGGATGTGACGCTGGAGTTCCTTCCGGCCACGGCGGTCCACCCGTCCACGGCGTCTATCATCTGCACCATCTCCAAGGTCTAACTATGCCCAAGCGTAAAGTTGCCTTCTGGCGCAAAGACAACCCGCTGCCCAAGAAGGAGCGCACGACGCTCTCCCCCAAGCAGAAGCAAGCGGCCAAAGCACGGGCCAAAGCCGCTGGAAGACCGTACCCGAATTTGGTTGACAACTCAGCGGTAGCACGTAAAACTAAGGAGAGCTAGATGCCTGTTAAGTCGAAGGCCCAGCAGCGTTTGATGTACGCCGCTGCCGCTGGCACCGTGAAGAACGGCCCATCGCGCAAGGTTGCGAAAGAGATGATTGAGGCCACGCCGAAGAAGGCGTACGGCAAGATGCCGGAAAAGAGCAAGCCTCGCACCGCAGTGATGAAGCGCAAATAACATCTTCACGGGAGACACGATCATGGCACGGAAGCGTGGTGGGCTGGCGGGATTCTATGACCGCAACAAGGGAGCGATTCAGGCGGTCGCCCCGTTCGTGGCTGGCGCAGTGGGTGGCCCTTTGGCTGGCGCAGCGATTGGCGCAGCGATGCGCGGCCTTGACCGCGAAGGCAAGGGCGGGATCGGCTTTGACTTCGGGCAGGGGATTCAGGGCGGCATTTCCGGCTACGGCGCTGGGTCGCTGGGCGCTGGGGCGAAGAACCTGTTCACCGGCGCGATGGCGCGTCGCGCAACAGAAAAGACTCTTAGCTCGCTCGCCCCAACGGATATGGCGTCCAAGATCGGCATGACTCCCGGCACGATAACCGCCAGTGCGACTCCAGCATCGGCAGTTAACTTTGCTGCGCCAAGCGCCCCAAGCGCGACAAGTCTTGTCGCGGGTCGTCCCGTGGCGTCACAGGAAGTGGCGCAAAGCGTTGCAGATTTTGCGCGTGCGCCCAAGCCGATTGAGACGCGAGTGACGCAAAGTGTTGCAGATGCTGCGCGTACGACAAAGCCCACGCCGTTCTACAAGACGAAGGAAGGGCTGGAGTTCATCGGCAAGGGCATGACGGCGGGCTCGAACATCCTCGGCCAGCAAGCGACGGCGGCACAGGCGGAGCGGGAGTACGAGGACCAGCAGCGCCAGTTGCAGAACCGCGCCGAACTGATGGCGCTCTTTGCCCCGCAGATGGCGGGCAACCTGGGGATGCAGTTGGGCGGCGGGGCTCCTATGGGATCGTTCTCCCAGTTCGCGGATAACGCGGCAATGCTGGCGACGGATGACCCGCGCATCCGGTACCTTGAGGACTACCGCGCCAGAACTAATCCGGTGTACGGGAACACCCGCACGGCCCCGATGACGGGGGCTGAGTACATGGCAACAGGGTTTGGGGGGAGCGATAGGGCACGGCAGGTCGCAGAAGAAGCTGCTGCGCGAGGCCGCGCTTATACCTACGGACGCCGATAGGAGATAGCGATGGCGACCTTTAACACCGCGTTCGGTTCGCTGCCCAGCCCGAGGACACAGGCTCTTGGCGGCAACACGCCACCGAGGCCGAGGCAGCAGCAGCCAGGGCAAGCGCAGGGCCAAGCCCAAGGGCAAGCACAGGCTGGCGCGGGCGCTGTCGCCATGCCGACCTTCGCGCAGATGCAGCAGCAGGGGCAGGCTCGCCCTGCTCCGCAGCAGAACACGATGCAGCAGGGTGCCCAGCCCGTCCAGCAGTCGCAGATGTTGCAGTCCCTAAGCAACCAGCTCGCCCAGACAGCGCCTCCGCCTCCGGTGCAGCAAGCGCAGCCCGCAGCGCAAGCGCAGCCGATGGAGCAGCAGGTGCCGATGGCGTTCCCTGTCTCGCTGCCGCAGGAGCAGGTGGCGCAGCAGCCGGTCGCTATGCCGCAGCAGCAAGCGGCCTACCAACTCGGGCAGTCGTTCCAGCAGGGCGCTGGCTCGCAGGAGTTGGCGAGCCGACTGATGGCGCAGTTGACCAATCTGGGGCAAGCGGGATCGGTGTACAACGATCCGGCCTTCGCCGCGCAGCGGGAAGCCGCTGTGGCGAACCTCCAGGCCGAGCGGCAAGCCTCGGAAACGGCACTTCAAGAGGAGATGGCGCGGCGTGGGCTGTCGGCTTCGTCCATCGCGGCGGGGCGCTTGGGTGACATCGCGGGCCAGTTCGGTCGGGCACAGGCTTCGCTGGAAGCGGACATCCTGAAGGAAGCGATGACCAAGGACCAGCAGCGCGAGCAGTTCTTGACGCAGCAGTTGGGTAACGCGCTGGGCACGATGGGCGAACAGGAGTTGGGCGCTTTCCGCGCTAATGTGGAATCGGTGCGTTCGGCGGCAGACATTGATGCCCGTGCTGCGGAGTTGCAGCAGGAGTCCCGTCTGCGTGGCCGTGAGTTAGACCTGACCGCTGCCCGTGATCTCGCGTCACAGGAACAGGCGCGTGGGCAGTTGGCCTTGGGTTACGCGGAGATGGGGAGCCGTGAGCGACTGGCCTCGGCGGACATCGGGAGCCGCGAGAGGATGCAGGAGCGTGGCTTTACTTTTGAGGCGGGCCAGTCGGCGCTGGAGCGGTCGCTGCGTGAGAAGATGCAGACCACGGAACTCTCCGCGCAGGAGAAGCGCCAGTTGGCCGACATCGCCTCGCAGCGTGAGTTGCAGACGGGCAGACAGGCGTTTGAGGCGGGGCAGTCCGCATTGGAGCGCGGCCTCCGCGAGAAGATGCAGACGACCGAGCTGACGGCGCAGGAGAAGCGGCAGTTGGCGGAGATTGAAGCCAACAAGGCGGCACAGGCTGATCGCCAGCGGTTTGAGACCGAGCAGCGTCAGCAGACGGAGAAGTGGCAAGGGGAGCAGAGCAAGCTGGACCGCGACCTGCGGACGTTGCTTTCTAAGCAGGATCTCGACGCGGCTCAGGCACGGTTTGAGAAGACCTACAAGCTCGACATGGAGCGGTTCGGCTTTGAGAAGGGTCAGGCGTCGAACCAGTTCCTCTCGCAGTTGGCGGCAACGCTCGCCCCGATGGACCCGAAGAAGCGCGACGAGTTCCTTCGCACGATTGGCCTTGACGCAAAGAAGCTAGGGATCAACCAGCCAGCGAAGGGGATTGGTGACATCACCGACCCAGGCCAATCTTAACGGAGAGTAGATCATGGCACGACGAGCAATGAACGCGCTCCAGTTGGCGCTTGGGTCGGTCGGAAGCGGGATTCAGGGTTACACTCAGGCCAAGACGCTGCGAGAAGAACAGGAGGCCGAGCGAGAGCGTCTTCGCAAAGCCGAGGCGCGGCAGATGGCAATGGACATTGCTGGCCTTCAGGCGCAGGGCTATGAGCCGGTGGGTAACGTTCAGCGCAAACAGCAGGAGGCCGCAGATGCAGCACGGTCACTTGCGGTCGCGGCGATGAACTCCACGCGAGGGGCGGGGATGTCCCTCCCCTCTGCGGCCAGCCAGCAGTCGCTCATGCAGGGGTACGCAGAGGCCAAGCCGGAACGGACGCTGGAGTACGGCGGTCAGCAGTTTGCGCTGCGTGAGACAGCGGGCGAGCGGCAGGAGCGGCTGGCGCGTGGGCAGGAGATGCGAGAGCGCCAGATTGAGCGAGAGAAAGCCACCGCGCTGGCCCAAGCCAAGCGAGCAGAGCAGGAGCGACAGGAAAAACTTGCCGCTGATGCAATTAGTGGTGGGCCAAAATCTCAGGCGGCTGTACGGCTGGCGATGGAAAGCCCTGCGGCGTACAAGGCGATCTTTGAGGATCAGAACGCACTAACCCCATATCAAAAATTGCAGTATGGACTAAGCCGTGAGCGGTTTGATTTTGATAAGAAGCGAGCGGAGAAGCAGGACAAGCAAGCGATGGAGCGCATCCCCGCACCAGACAGGCGCAGCATGACCGAGCTAGAAGCGACCATCAAAGAGCTAGAGAAGGCAGAACAGGTTATCAAGGACAACCCCGATGCCTTTGGGCTAAAGACAATGCTCCCCAACGTTGTCCTCGGCACAATGCCGGGGACGAAGGCTCGCGCTATTGCTTTTGGTGCAATGACGAAGGTTCGCAGAACAGACTTTGGCACGGCACAAAGCAAGACCGAAAAAGAGTCAATGGTTCCAGTGTACATCAGTACCGGCGATGCCGCTCCTGCTGCGCTAGACAAAACTTCTGGCCTGAAAGAAAAGGCTATCATGGAACTCAACGCCAAGCGATCATTCTATGGACTTCCAGAGTATGCTCCTGCTGGGAGTCAGACGCCTTCAATGAGTGCATCTGACGCGCTGAGTCGCCTACGCTCTGGAGGGAAGAAGTAATGGCAAACCGCATTCAGCCGCCAACAGCCGCAGAGCGTAAGCAACTGCTTTCGATGGGCTATTCCGAAGAAGATTTGGCTCGTGAGTTTGGCGGTCCATCGCCATCAACGGCAAAGGCTCCAGTTGCCCCTGCCGCTCCGAAAGCAGCGGAAGGATGGTCCGCTCGCGGGAAGGCCTTGAGCGTAGCGCGAGAGGCCATTGGACAGGGCGCGGGCTTTGGCTTTGGCGATGAAGCCGAGGCGCTTATCACTTCGCTCTTGCCGGGGAGCAAGACCTATAGCGAGGAGTTGCAGCGCATCCGTGGCGAGATGGGCGAGTTTGAGAAAGCCTATCCGAAGACGGTGTTGGCGTCACAGATTGTTGGCGGCATCGCCACTGGCGGTGGACTGGCGCGTGGCGCGATGATTGGCGCGAAGGGGGCGTCATCTGTCGCCCGTGCGCTGACTAAGAGCGCCGCGCTGCAAGGGGCATTGGGCGGGGCTGGCGCTTCCGATGAAGGTCTTGGGAATCGACTAGTTGGCGCTGCGACTGGTGGTGTAATCGGCGGGGCACTCGGCAGGGCTGGCGGACTTGCTGCTGAGAAGGGCGCCCGAGCGTTGGCGCGTGGTGGCGTAAAGGAGTCTGCTGGTGTTGCGGCGCTTCGTGAAGCGATGGAAGCGCAAAAAGCGACCCCTAGCGCCATCCGTGAACGTGCGACGCAAATGGCAGCAGCCGCCCCAGAAGCGCGAGCGATGGATGTACTGGGTGAGCCCGGAGTGCGTATTGGCCGACGCTTGCAAGCCATCGGCGGAGAAGCAGGACAGGACATTGGCGCTACGATGGCTGCCCGTGCTGAATCTCGCCCGGAGCGGTTGCAGCAAGCCTTGACTCGGACCACGGGCAAGGCGCAAGAGAACCTGCTGGAAACCGTAGAAGACATTGCCGCACGACGGAAGCAGGTTGCTGACCCGCTCTACGAGGAGATGAAGCAACAGGCTCCAGTAATAAGTGATGAGCTTGAGAAGTTCATTGCGTCACGCCCTGCGCTCCGCGTTGCCCAGAAGAAAGCGAGGGCGCTGATGGCAGAAGCGGGGATTACGCTCCCCACGATGGACACTGCCGCAGGAGCAACGCCACTCCGTACTCCTGAGTATCTGGACTATATGAAGCGAGCGTTGGATGACCGCCTGTATAACGGGAAGCGCCCCGGTCCCGGCGAACTCGGTCTGACAGAACAGAATCTTATCAAGCAGACACGCCGAGATTTCGTGGATATGCTGGATATGATGATCCCGGGGTACAAGGAGGCGCGTGATGCGTGGGCAGGTGAAACCGCACTGCTCAATGCGCTAGAGACAGGACAGGAATTTGCGAAGAAGAACAAAACGGCTCCTGCCATTGCCCAAGCCCTCGATGGGCTGTCTGACAGCGAGCAGGAGTTTGTACGGCGTGGGTGGCTAGATACGCAGCGTGAGCGGATTTCAGAGAACGCCTTACGCCCTTCTGAAATCAAGACGCCGAAGTACCGCGAAAAGGTGCAGGTGCTTTTTGGCGACCAAGCCGAAGGGATTCTCTCGGCGCTGGACGCAGAGATGCAGTTGGGAGCGAACGCCTCGTCCATCATGGGAGGGTCACGCACAGCACCGCTGCAAGCGGACATCGCACAGGAACTTGCGCCAACACGCTTGGGAAGGCTCGTCCGTGCTGCGGCTTCGCCTCGGGCAACGGCAGTCAACCTGCTGGAAGCTGGGGTCACTCGTGCTGGCGAGCGGATCGGCGGAGAACGGGCGGCATCTCGTCGTGTGCAGAAGGCGCAAGCCCTCTTAACGCCAGCCGAGCGTATGGGCGATCTCCTCACCAATGTGGAGCGCGAATACGCAGCCAGAGCAAAGGGCGCACAGTTTGGAAGCCGTGTTGGTGCGCTCCTTGGCGGGGTATCTGGGCGCGAATCTGTGCGTCGAGTGCGCGGAGAACTCTAACCGTGACCATCGAATCCGCCTCCCTCAAGATCAGCGCCCTGTTGGGTGTCAGCAGTGCCGTCCTCCAGAACGCTCCCCCTACCGGGATGTCTATGACTTCGTTATTGGTGCCGATTATTTCAGCGGTGGTCGGGGGGCTGATGAGCTACGCGGTACTCAAGACGACCGTGCAGAAGATGGAACGCGATGTGCGTGATATGCGGAAAGACATGAGCGACATTTATACGCTGGTGCGGGAAAGCCTGACCAAAGTCGCCAAGCTGGAAGGGCGACTGGATTCCCATTCCTAACTGGAGCCTGTGATGACCAAGCTACTCCTCTCGGCCACCCTCCCCCTCGTCGTTGGCCCGATCACGTTCGTGCTGATGCAGGGCCTCAAGGGGCTGTCCGCCACCGTGGACGCCCTCCCGCCGATCGCCAAGCGGTTCGCCGTGGCCGCGATTGCCGTGGCCCTGACCGTCGCCTCACACCTCTCGGGCGTCGAAGTCGCGTGTGATCCGAATGGGGTACAGGACTGCCTTGCCACGCTCGACACGGACGCCGTGAAGGGCATGGTAGCGGCAGCGATTGCCTACGCCCTCCACCTCGCCAAGCAGAAGAAGGCGTAAGGGATGCCGAAGCGGGGCACACTCCCTGCGCCTGTGCCGGTGGTCAAGTCCCTCGACGGACTGGCCCCGGCGTTTCGGGCGAAGATCGAACGGGTGCTGGAGTCGGTGCCGTATGCGACCGTGGCGGAGACGCTGCGGACGGATGCGCGGCAGCGGTATCTCTATGGCTTCGGGCGCGACTATGACGACGGGCGCGGCATTGTCACGCATAGCGAGACAGCCCTCGACACATGGCACCACTACGGGCTGGCTGCTGACATCATCCACAAGGCAAAGGGCTGGCAAGCCCCGATGCAGTGGTGGCAGGAATTGGGCGCGGCAGCCAAGGCGCAGGGCTTGGTCTGGGGCGGGGACTGGACGTTCCGCGACTACCCGCACATCCAGTGGGGAGCGCCGATGCGCCGCAGCCCATCCCCGTCTGCCGCCAAGCTCTTGGAAAACGGGAGCGTCGAATCCGTGTGGACGGTCGTGCGGGCGCTGTAGTGGGCAGATATATGCCCAGTGGGCACTTCTATCGCTGACGGATGCACAAAGCCCCCGGACGACAATCCGAGGGCTTTGGCACACCAGAGGAGGATATGGGAACCCCGCCAGAGATTCGCCACGCTGGCTAACTTAGGGCGTCGGGGTCGGCGTGTC